TAAAACACAAGCCCCTAGTTTTGTAGCTAACTGGTTAGAGAGTCAAGACCATAAACTGCCTATGGCTATAGCTAAAGCTAGAAAGCTTAACAAAGCTAGAACTACGTTTATAGATAAGATGATACTAGAGCATTTAGTTGACGGTAGAATCCACGGAGAGTTACACCCTTTGAGGTCAGATAGTGGCGGTACAGTAACAGGTAGGTTTAGTTGTAGTAACCCAAACCTTCAACAAGTACCAGCTAGAGATCCTATGATAGGTAACTTAATAAGATCATTATTTATACCAGAAGAAGATAAACACTGGGGATGCTTTGACTACTCTCAACAAGAGCCTAGACTCACCGTACACTATTCTGTACTAACTCAACAGGATGGGGCAGAAGAAGCAGCACTAGACTATCACGACGATGACGCAGACTTTCATCAGATAGTAGCAGACATGGCTAACATAAGCCGTAAGGAAGCCAAAATTATTAATTTAGGTTTAAGCTATGGTATGGGTAAAGATAAGTTAACAACTCAGTTAGGTATCAGTAATGAAGAAGCTGAGATACTTTTTGATCAGTATCATGAACGAGTACCTTTTGTCCGTGGATTGCGTGACTCTGCTGCTCGTCAAGGAGCTAATAGAGGTTATGTCAAAACTATTTTAGGTCGTAAGTGTAGGTTTAATTTATATGAGCCTCACGATAGAAGAGAGCTACCGTTACCTTTTGATAAAGCCATGGATGAATATGGCGGTAGGTTAAAAAGAGCCTACACCTATAAAGCTATGAATAAACTTATACAAGGATCAGCTGCAGATATGACAAAGCAAGCTATGCTTGATCTATATAAGGAAGGGTTACTAGCCCACACCCAAGTACACGATGAACTTAATATATCTGTAACTGATAAAAAAGAATGTGAGAAAGTTGTAGAAATAATGAGAGACTGTGTAGAATTAAAAGTACCTAATAAAGTAGATGCAGAGATTGGTCCAAGCTGGGGCAACGTTAAACATTACGAGGATTATTTTAATGAAGAAAGCTGAGCTAAAAGATATATACTTTAATATCTATATGACTTATACAAACAGTTACACAACGCTTGAAGATATAGGCTACAAGTATGACATATCAAAACAACGAGTGTGGCAGATAATACGTTATTGTAAATTAGGTGATGGTAATTATTATAAAGGTTTAGAATCCTATAATACAGCACACAAAAAGATGAAAGACACTTTTAAAGAGCAAGGTTCTAAAACAGTTAATGAAGCTATGAGAAACTGGTTAGAATCAGAAGGTGTTAGACTAATAAAAACAAAACATGGGTAAAATAAATTCAAGAAATAAAGGAGCTTCTTTTGAACGTGAGGTGGCTAAACTTATCAATGAGTACTTTGATGAAATAGGCTACGACTATAAAGTTAAGCGCAACTTAGAACAGTATCAAGAAAAAGATTTGGGTGACTTAAACATACCGAATCACACACTTGAATGTAAACGTTATGCTTCTGGTAACTGGTATAAAGAAGAGTGGTGGAAACAAGTGTGTGACTCTTGCGGAGATACTATCCCTGTTCTGATCTGGAAATATAATCACCAACCAATAAGAGTATGTGTTCCTTTGTGGTCTATGGGTCAAGATTGGGGTAAAGATAATTCAGTTACGGTAGTCCTTACATTTGATAACTGGTTAAATTATGAACTTGCCTATAATCTTTAAGATTATGCTTTTATCCTTAACGCTTTTATATAAAGTAGTACCTATGTTTAGTAATTATACGAAGACATTTATAGAAAGGAGAAAGATATGGCTGATGCTGTAGAAACGATGGCTTATGCTGGGGAAACCCCTTGGCATGGTCTAGGTGTACAGGTTGAAGATAACCTAACACCACAAGAGATGCTTGTTGCTGCTGGACTTGACTGGACAGTAAGTAAAAGGCATTTATTTACCCACGCTGACGCAGACGTAAACGCTAGTGATGATATCATTGGTGTAGAAAATTACTCTGTGTTAGTCCGTGATAGTGATAACAAGACCTTTGGTCCATGTGGTCCAAGGTTTGTCCCTAGTCAAAACTCAGAGGCTTTTGAGTTTTTCAAAAAGTTTACTGACGCTGGACACATGAAAATGGAAACTGCTGGGTCACTGAAAGGTGGTGAGCAGGTTTGGGGTTTAGCTAATGTCAGTAAAGACTTTACGCTTCCTGGTGATGACCGTGTACTAGGTTACTTATTAGTAAACGTGTCTCATAAATGGGGTAAGTCTAACGAGATTAGGTTTACACCTATCAGGGTGGTTTGTAATAATACGTTGACCATGGCTTTGTCTGATAAAAGTACTGCTGGTTTTAAGATGCCTCATGTTAAGGCTCTTGACCATCAAGTATTTGCTTCAGCAGAGCAGGCTTTAGGTCTAGCTGGTAACCGTATGGATGAGTTTAAGCAGAGTGCTGAGTTTCTCAGTGGTAAACGCTTTAATAAAGACTCAGTGGTTAACTACATTGCTGACCTGTTTCAACCTGAGTTACTCGTAGCACAAGCTGAGATAGAAAAAATGAGTAATGTCAAAGCGATAGCGACACGTCAATCTATGGTTGATGAGTTTAAACGCATACCATCTTTGGTACACCAAGCGATTGAGGAACAGCCAGGAGCTAACCTTAAATCATCTAAGGGTACATGGTGGGGTGCTATGAATGCTGTTACTTTCGTAGTTGACCATAAATGGGGTCATGATCGTGACGCGTCTTTACATAATGCTTGGTTTGGCGGTCGTGCTTCGTTGAAGCAGAAAGCTATGACTAAAGCTATTGAGTACGCTAACGTTGCATAACTGTGTATGGAACGGTGTTTCATAACACCGTTCCTTTACACTATCTTAATCATAACTAAACTAAAGCTATGAAATTAACTGAATTAAAAGAAGTGAAGGTTATCGCCTTTGTCAATAACACAGCCGATGGTCCAGACTATAAAAGGGCTGTCATCACAACAGTTGGAGAAGTACATAAAATAAAAGGTGGCTCACCTTTGTTATACGACCCTGATAGATTTAGTGGTCGTACTTGGTTAAACGCAGAAAAACATTTTATGCTGTATAACATGTACAGTAAAAAGAAATTAAAAAAACCTGCTAAACTTAATGGCGATAGACAAAAAATGTCTCATCAGCTATGGCAATTAATAAACCCTCATGCTGTCAAGCCAGCAGAGAAAGATATGACGGGAGCAGTTATAGAAACTCCTGAGAAAAAACCTAAAGTAAAAAAGAACACACCTGTAAAATCAAACTCAGTAGTAAACGAAAGTAGCATTATTCAAGCTACAGGTAAGGAAGCTAAGTCTGAGAAAAACGCAGCACGTCATAGGCTGTATAAGAAAACAAAAGTAAAAACATTATTAAGCAAGAACACTATAAAACTTGCCGATATAAAGTATGATATCAAGTCTGGTTATGCGGAAATAGTCGGTTAAATGCAGCCCCTTAGAGCGTTGAAAATAATAACCTATACTTAGGTATACCCTAGCTAAAAACAATTAAATGGAGCCCTTATGCAAACCCCTCCGTACCTGATTAAAAACTTTTTACTTACTATTAAAGCTGAGTGGATGCTAGATAAAACTACTCTTGAGTTAACTAAAGACTCTATGAAAAGTTTACAAGAGTTTCAGTTAAGTGATGGTCAAGGTGATGTAAAAAACGTATTACAAGACTACGTCACTAATCATGGTCATGATATATATTCTGTGCCTTTATTTACGCAAGAGTTTTGTGACACTATGTTAGATGAAATAGAGAATATGAAACAACATTTGGCTTTTGAGCCTAACACAGATGAAGATGAACTCAGGCAAATACCAGAAATAGTACTGCACGAAAAAGCACCAGAACTATTTAACTCGATGCTTGGCGTAGTCTTTAATGTCATGAACCCTATATTTATGTCAGTATGGCAACGTTACAGTAATGCTGCTGCAACTATACAAATTGCGAACTATAACGTAAAAGATAAAAAGCAAGGTGCGTGGCACCATGACCAGACTGCAGATATTAGTATGGTTGTACCGTTAAACACTGGCAACTATAAAGGTGGGGGAACTGAGTTTCATAATCGTACTACTGTAGAACCGTTACCGAATGGTCACGCTTTATTTTTTCCTAGTTTTACACACATGCACCGTGGTTTACCAGTTGATGAAGACGGTGACCGTTACTTGCTTGTGTTTTGGTTGTACGGTGGTGGTAATGATTAGCTTTACACTGAATTAGAAGTAAACTAAAGTATATGTTTAAATAAATAAAAAGGTGATTAATGTTTAGTAAAGATTATAGAAAAGTTATCTGGCAAGACATAGAACTTATTAATAAGTTTGCAGAAAAGAATGGATACAACCGTCAGGTTGATATAGATAAACTTAAAACAGATCTAAAAAAGGCAATAGAATCAATGGGTTACAAAGACTTTGATTCAATAGTTTTTGTAGCAAGTGCACTTTTACTACATCAACATAAAAGCGGTGAAGAGTGTGAACCACACATGAGAATTAGTATATTTCTACCAGACCTTGGCTCAGCTATAATTGACTGTGACCTTGATATTTGGAGATCTTTAGAAACTATCGACAAAGATTTAGTACCAAGCATCCATTAAATTATGAAAATATCCTCTTTTGAAAAAGGTGAACCTATACCTGAAATTATGCCTCGTAATAATAAGTACAACTTACATCTTATGGAAGTAGGTCAACACTTTACCGTAGAAGATTACTGGAACTCTGATAACGTACAGAAACTCAGAGTAGCTATATCTAATTACGGTAGAAGAAATAATAAAAAGTTTGTCACTCGTAAAATAGAAGACGAAGGTGATTATAAACTGCGTGTGTGGAGAGAATTTTGAGTAAGAAACTAACCCCTAAACAAGAAAAGTTTGCACAAAACGTAGCCAAAGGTATGAAGAAAAAAGACGCTGCAAAAAGTGCTGGCTACAGTGAGAAAAACGCAGGTCGTGCTGGTACTATGTTAACCAGTGACGCAAACCCTATAGTCAAAGATCGTATTCATCAATTACAAACTAAAGCAGCAGATAAAGCTGAGCTCACGCTGGGTAACCATTTAGTAGATCTCAAAGAGATACGTGACGGTGCTATGCGTAATGGTGCGTGGTCTGCTGCGGTGACTGCCGAAGTGGCAAGGGGTAAAGCAGCAGGTCTTTATGTAAATCGCAGTGAGCTAACTGTGAATAGAGTAGACAGCATGTCAAAAGAAGAAGTGCTAGAACGTATGCAACAACTCTACTATGAAACAGGTGGCATCCTACCTCAAGGCAAGGTTATAGAAGGAGAATACGAAGAGCATTAACCTTTGCCTTTCTTCCTAAACTTATACTTTACTTTCCTTTACTTCTAACCTATGCTTTAGGGGTTAAGTAATTAACTATGTGTGGCTAGGTGTTCGACCTAGGAAACGTAAAGATAAAACGAGCGAACTCTTTATCCTAGTCACACATTTTATAGGAGAAATATTATGGAAGAATTTGAATATTGTAACGGTGACACGTACGAAGAAAACTTTGACAGGTGGTACGCTATGAACTGTAAAGAAAGGGCAGACCATAACGAAGAGATATATTCTAAACAAGAAGGTCTTGAAGTTTTTAGAAAAATGCACCGTGGTTCGTTAGCACATACTATACGAATCAATGCTAAAGGTTTGCTAGAAGATGTACTCGTTAAAGAGTAAAAGTTTTAAAGCGTGGGGTCTTCCTACGAGCTACGGTTTCTCCAGGTGGCGCAATCGAGATAAAATGTGTGTGACGCTGTTGACACCACGCAATTCAGGGTTAGTTAATCCCTGTTTTCATATAGACTCAGCTAATTTTATCACTGGAGAACTTTCCCCATGAGTAGAAGTTGTGTGTACTGTGGTGACCCATTACCTGAAGTCATAACTAGAAGCAATTATTGTTCAGACTGGTGTTTTAAAGAAGTTCAGTACTCCCGTAATAGAAATGAATACAGCGCAGGCAGTATAGGTTGGCGTGATGGCTTACTTAAAAAAGACGGCATGCCTGAGATGCGTGTTGACCCTGATATACTCGCTCAAGCTGAACTGTACACAGATTGTGCGTCAGATTCTGAAACAGGTATAACAGGTGCGTTTTATGAAGACATAGAAGACCTAAGCATGCTGCTTCGTAGTGAGTTTGCTTTATCAGAGGCTCGATATGAAAAAAGAGCAAAAGCTAAATATAGTGGAAAAAACTATTGGGCAGCAAAACTTCAAAAAAATTACCACAGAAAAAAAGTAGGACTGGAAAACTTACCCAGCATTCGTTATTCAAATTTTGAATTAAGATCAATACGTCATCAACAAGAAAAACGTGGAGAAATACCTAAACACCCTAAAGTAACAGAAGAACAAATAGAAACTCCTGCGTTTGCTACTATTTCACCAGCTAAAACAAAAAGCGGAAAATTATTCTCAGAGATATTAGATGCAGTACAGAGAAAGAAAGCTGCATGTTAAGAATAACCGCAAGAATCCTAAGCATTGAGTAAGTTCTAAGGTAAGCTAAAAGCCGTTATATAAATAAGGAGAAAATATGCCGAATCATTGTTATAATACTGTGGCGATCACTTCCACAGCTGAGGATATCGAAAAGATAAAAGGTAAACTTAAAAGTGATATATCTCATTTTGATTTTAATACACTTGTACCTATGCCACCTGAGATAGCAGATACGTCTATGATGGGTGCTAAAGGTGAGGAGTTTTATTACTCTCAAAAAGAGTGGCACGAGTACGTGCAAGATAGACAGGATGAAAATATCTTTGGTCCCGTACCTGATATTGACTGGGTGTTTGATAATGCTATTGATGACTTTACATTACGTAGAAGAGAAAAAGAGCACGCTAGTTGCTGGTGGTATGACTTTGCTTGTTTACACTGGGGTACTAAATGGAATGCTTATGATATTGAGTATAAGCAGTTTGTCACCCCTAATAAACAAACTAAGATTATATATAAGTTTACGACTGCATGGGCAGAGCCGAGACCTGTTATAGA